AGTTGTCCATTTACTTTGGAATACCCACACCTGACTATTCCAGATATGATTAAACATAAATTGATTCATAAATTTTTGGGAATCGAAGAACGCTCACGTGATGCGGAACTGTTAAAATGAAAGTTGTAATCAACGCATGTAACGGTGGATTTGGTTTGAGTGAACAAGCAATTGAGAAACTGCTTGAGCGTAAGGGTATTGCTTTCGATAAAGTAGAGCGAGAACAAAAATTTCTTGGTGCGTCTTATTACAAAGCTGGGCAACCACACACCAATGATAATTATATTTCTGAATACGATCTTGTCGAACATCGTTCTGATGAAGACTTGATTGCTGTTGTTGAAGAGTTAGGAACTGCAGCAGATGGTCGATTCTCAGAATTGAAAGTTATTGAGATTCCTGATGATGTGGAATGGTACGTTGAAGAATATGATGGTCTTGAGTGGATCGCTGAAGTTCATCGCACTTGGAGATAAGTATGAGAGAAGAACTTGACGCAAAACTTGTAGAGAAGTATCCCTTAATCTTTAAGAATCGTTATGCATCTATGCAAGAGACTGCCATGTGTTGGGGTTTCTCTTGCGGAGATGGCTGGTATAATATCATTGACGTACTTTGTGGTTTGTTGTATAGTAAATACAATCAAGCTAAAGATCGATACGAATCTATCAAAGGATATTATGAAAATGGTGGACGTTATCCATGGACTGATGGAAAAGAAATCACTGCTGAAGAAGTTGAAGAAAAACGACTAAAGATGGAAGAAGAAGCAGTTAAAGTACCTATTGCTTCTCAAGTCAAAGAAAAGTTTGGCGGACTTCGATTCTATGTTCAAGCAGCAACTGATGAACATTATAACTACATTCATTTTGCTGAGAGTATGAGTTATAAGACATGTGAAGTGTGTGGTGCTCCTGGGACTTACTATCCATTTGGTTGGCATCATGTAGCATGTGATGAGCATGCAAGTGAAGATGATAAAGAAAATCTTAAGGAGTGTAATAATGAAAACGTGGACAGCAACAGTTGAAGAAGATGCATGGGGTGAACCAATCTTGGTATTTCCAGATGGTTGTTTACCTGAAGATTGGGTTGAAGGAACTACAGTTGAATGGATTGATCAAAAAGATGGCTCTTGGCTTCTAAGGAAGAAAGAAATGACTAGTAAATATGTAATGGTTGAGTGTATCTCTACATTTCGTCAGCGATATGTGGTTGAAGTTCCTGCAGACGCTAAATGTGGTCCAATTGAATATGCAGAAGACACTGTGACAATGGAAGAATATAAAGAATTTTCTCAGAAACATATCGGTGAAACTATTGTTAGTTCACGTGAGGTTACTCGTGAAGAGATTCTAAAGATCTGCGATATCGATAATGACTATTGTAAATCTTGGAGTGATGATAAAAAGATGGAAGTATTTGTTACTCCTCCTGACTATGTAAATGAGAACAAGTAATGTTTATTTTCGATGTGGAAACATTGGGAGTTGAGTCAAATGCTATCGTTCTATCTGCAGCATTGATTCATTTTGACCCAGAGAAAAGACCTACATATCAAGATCTACTTGACGATGCATGTTTTGTTAAGTTTAATGCAAAAGAACAAGCACAGATGGGACGCACTGTCTCTAAATCTACCCTTGACTGGTGGAAAGAACAGCATGAATACATTCGTCAAATTTCATTTGACTCATCTATTGGGGACATGACTGCAGAAAATGCAATCAAAACTCTGCAAGATTACATGGCAAAGTTCCCGAATGCAGACAAACAGACAATGTGGGCAAGAGGTTCGCTGGACCAACTTGTGATAGATTCATTGTGTGTTAAACTTGGCTTGCAAGAAATTACAGGGTATAATATGTGGAGAGATGTGAGAACAGCAGTTGATATTTTATATGGTTCTACAAATGGATATGTAGAAGTAGACCATCCTCTCTTCAAACGACATGAGGTGATTAAACATCACCCTGTTCACGATTGTGCACTAGACGCAATGCAACTAATGTATGGAAAAACGAATCAGTAATGGAATTTTATACAACAGCCCAACCATGGGGTGATAAGATCCTCGTTCGAGGATATCAAAACGGTAAACCATATATGCGTAAGGTAGATTTCTACCCTACGCTTTTTGTCACTTCTAAGTCTCCATCCAAATACAAAACTCTTGATGGGTTGTATGTTGATGAGATGAAACCTGGAACTATCAAAGAAACAAAAGAGTTCGTAAAGAAATACGAAGACGTTGCTGGCTTTGGTGTATACGGTCAGACTAATTATGGTTATCAATATATCAGTGACACTTATCAGGACGATATCAACTGGGATATCGAACAGATTAAAACCTACACCATCGACATTGAGACTGCCACTGAGTCTGGTTTCCCAGACATCCGAAGCGCATCCGAAGAGATTCTTCTAATCACTGTCAAAGATCTGCAGAAGAAAACAGTAAAGACTTTTGGTTATTCGCCAACTGGAATTCTTTACAACAACTATCGTGATGATGTAACTTATCAGGCATACACCACCGAGATGGCTATGCTTAAAGATTTCATCATTTGGTGGCAACAAAATTATCCAGACATTATCACTGGTTGGAACACCGACTTCTTTGACGTACCATATCTAATCAATCGTATCAATCGTGAGTTAGGTGAGTCGTTTGCCAAGAAGATGAGTCCTTGGGGTATTATCAGTCAGCGTAATACATTCATCAAGGGTAACGAAGAACAACACTACGATATTTCTGGTATCAGTCAGTTAGACTATCTGGAACTTTACAAGAAGTATACATACTCTAAACAAGAATCGTATCGGTTGGATTACATCGCTGAGCAAGAACTTGGTGACAAGAAGAAAGAGAATCCAGGAGATACATTCAAAGAATTCTATACCAAACACTGGCAGAAATTTGTAGAGTATAACATTCATGACGTGGAGTTGGTTGATAAACTGGAAGACAAGATGCGATTGATTGAACTGCATCTGACCATGGCGTATCAAGCAAAGATTAATCCGCAAGATGTTTACTCACAGGTTCGTATGTGGGACTCTATCATTTACAATCATCTGCGTAAGAAGAACATTGTCATCCCAATCACAGTTAAGAATGGTGGTAAAGATGCACAGTTCGAAGGTGCATATGTTAAAGACCCTCTGATTGGACAGCATAAGTGGATGGCATCCTTTGACTTGAACAGTCTGTATCCCCACTTGATTATGCAATACAACATCAGTCCAGAAACACTGACTGATGAGAAGATTTCTGTCACCGTTGATAAGTTACTGGCGCAGGAAGTTGATACTTCTTACTGTAAACGTAGAGATCTTGCGTTGACCGCCAATGGTTGGTGTTATCGTCGTGACATCAAAGGGTTTATGCCTGAGTTGATGGAACAGATGTATGCCAATCGTTCCAAGTTTAAGAAACAGATGTTGAAGATTGAACAAGAGTATCAAAACGATAAAACTAAAGTGCATCTATTAAAAGACATCTCACGTCTTAACAACCTGCAGATGGCTATGAAGATTGCGCTGAACTCAGCTTATGGTGCGATGGGTAATCAATACTTCCGCTATTTCGATATACGTATGGCTGAGGGTATTACCACTTCTGGTCAGTTATCCATTCGTTGGATGGCGAACAAGTTAAACGCAATGCTCAACAAAACTCTCAAGACTGCTGGGCAGGATTATGTCGTTGCTATTGATACAGATTCGATCTATCTAACTCTAGAAAATTTAGTCGAGAAGGTTGCTGTTGATAAAGATACTGCAGGTAAGATCAAATATATGGATCGTATCTGTGAAGAAGTTATTCAACCATTCATTGATCAAGGATATCAAGAGTTGGCTGAATATATGAATGCGTATTCTCAGAAGATGCAAATGAAGCGAGAGGTTCTTGCTGATAAAGCTATCTGGACTGCGAAGAAACGATATGTTATTAATGTTCATAACTCGGAAGGAGTTCAATTTGCGAAGCCTAAAGTTAAGGTTATGGGTTTGGAAATGGTCAAGTCCAGTACACCTGCGGTT